TATCCGAAGCTTGGGCCGTCAGATGACATTGCCCCGTTTGACCTCTTGGTGCTGAATCCGCTGAACACTTACTGTGCGTATAGCAACGATGCCTATAGACGCAAGATGCTTGGCGTGACCTACACCATGGACATCAACACTCAGACCAAGCGCATCACTGCCTATACCGATGACTTTGTTTACATCATCGCAGGTAACAAGATCGTCAGCAAGACTCCCAACATGATCCGCAGGATCCCGATTGTTGAGTTCAAAAACGACTCCAACAAGATGGCTTGCTTTGAGGCTGTTATTCCGCTGATGGACGCTCTGAACATTGCGAACTCAGACCGTGTAAACGACCTTGCACAGTACGTTCAGGCAATCCTGTGGCTCCACAACTGCACCATCGATGAGACGCAGAAGCAGGAACTCAGGGACGGCGGCTTTATCCAAACAACGACTACTGCGGACGGCAAAGAAGCAAAGGTGACATATGTCACTGCTTCGCTAAATCAGGCAGAGACTCAGGCACTGACCGATGACTTGTACAACAGGATGCTTGAGATCGCAGGAGTTCCCGGAAGGGAAAGTTCATCCGGCGGCAATACTGGAGCGGCGGTCCTTCTGTCAAACGGTTGGCAACTAGCTGAGACAAAAGCCAAGACGATGGAACCGATCTTCTCACAGTCGGAGATGGAACTGCTTGAGGTCATCATCGCTATCATCCAAAACACAGATGACATGCCGAAAGAGCTGAAGAACCTCAAGAAATCCGATGTACTCGTCAAATTCAGCCGCAACAAGACATATGACCTTGTTTCTAGGACATCTGCTCTTGTCAACATGCTGAAGATCGGCGTAGATCCGCACCATGCATTCCCGGCAGTAGACATCTTTGATGACAATCAGCAGGTCGTAATCGACTCCCTTGAGCGCATCAATCAGATCGTGCTTACTCAGACAAAGGTTTCAGAGATCGAGCCTGACAATGGTGACGGAACAACGGTTGACGGAGTAAAGAACGCAAATGACTACAATGCGGAGCAGAACCGGGAGAATGAACCTGCCGTATGATTCGCACAACGCTCAAGTTTGACGAACTGAACAGCCTTTCGAGAAGCACCTACGAAGAGTTCTTTGGCGAGATGGGGATCCCGAAAGATGCCAAAACTGACAGGGTGCTTGTGGCGATGGCCTTGGAAGACGGCTTTCTCGATGTCCTCTCATGGATTCAGGTGAAGAAAGACAGGGGAGAGCTGTTTCTGCTTGACTCGATACCGCTCTTTGAACAGGCATTCCTTGCGGCGGCATTAACGAGGGTTGATGACCGTGAGATCCGAGAAACCGCAAGAGGATTTGCAGAGGATGTTGCCCTATCGACATACAACCATCAGGACGAGCCATATTACCTCAGTGCTGATCGGGCGATTAACATGGCGGCAACCGAATCCAATGCAATTAACTGCTACGGAGAGCTTGTGGATGCACATAACGCCGGGATGAGGCTGAAGAAATGGAACACCATCATTGATGGCAGAGAGCGTGAATGGCACGAAGAAGTGAACGGCACAACACTGCCGCTTAACGAACCGTTTGTAGTCAACGGAGAGCTTCTGATGCAACCTCTCGACACATCAATGGGCGCAAGTGCTGACAACATTGCCAACTGCCGATGTTGGTTAACATTTATGTGATTTATGGAAAATTCGATCAGACCAAACAAGATTTTCAGCCATTTGGACCGTGTTGTTAATTCGCATAAACCGATCACTGCGGATGTTTTCCTGAACAACTACTGCAACAACGCATGTCCGCACTGCACTTATCGCAGATGGGATTTGGACGAAGGCGCACGGTATATGCCGTTTAAGGACTTTGTCAAATATGCAAAGCGCATGAGACGGCTTGGCATTCAGGGAATCATCCTTACTGGCGGTGGGGAACCGACAATCTCAAGGGATTTCGATCAGATCACTCAATGGCTTGATGAGCATGAGATCCCTTACGGAGTGAACACGAACTTCAACCGCTATGCCTACTGCAAGCCTAGATACCTCAAGGTATCGCTCGATGGTTGGGATCGTGAAAGCTACATGGCAAGGCGAGGCGTTGATGCTTACGACAAGGTCGTTGAGAATGTCATCCAGTACTCTGCTGAGAAGCCGATGACCACAACTCTTGGAATTCAGCTGATCGCAACGCACAAGGACGATGTTTACCGTTTTTGGGAAGCAAACAAGGACCTGCCTGTTGACTACATCGTGATCAGGCCAGTCGAGTCAACAGATGGATCGTTTTACAGGACTGCGGTCAATGACCCGGACACGCATCCGAAAGCGATCATCGAAGCAATCAAGAACGTGTCTGAGCTTGACGAGCGAGTGGTCATGAACTTCAAGTGGAACATGCTTGACTCCCGGTTCCTTCAGTGCGAAGGCCAGTGGTCACAGCTTGCCATCAATGAGCTTGGGGAAGTCATGTACTGCTGTCATAAGCCTTATCAGATTGTCGGACACATCATGGATGATGACATCCTGTGGAAGAAACAGACGGCCCTCACGGACATGAAAATGTGTGATGTGCCTTGTAGGCTGACCACGGTCAACAAAGACCTTGAAATGCTCTCTAGCAAGGCTAGGGATTATGAATTTATTTAGCATCGATTCGGTGGCAGAAGGGTATTGCACACCTTGTGATCAGGGTGGTGGTGTAAGGTCCGAGTCCTTACCCGAATCATAACCGCTAGAGACAGCGGTATATAAGTATCGCATCGTCCTAGAGAAAGGACGGAAATCACACGCAAACATTCAAAGTCACCTAGAGAAAGGGGACTCAAAAACAAATTTCGCAGGAGATCAAATGGACGAAAACAAAAACGTCACAACCGAAACAACGGGAGCAACTGAAAACACCAAGACCGAGCATCCCGAGATCGATGTTCAGGCCGCACTTGCCCAGTCGATGGCTAACGAGAAACGCTACAAGGCCGCTCTTGACAAAACAAGCTCCGAGCTTGCGGACCTCAAGAAGAAATACAACGCCAAGCTCTCCGAAGACGAGAAGGCCTCTATCGAGAAGGCTGAAAGAGAGGCAGAGCATAAGGCTTATGTTGAGAGCCTAGAGAAGTACAAGGCAGTCACCGAATCTGCGGCACAGTTCAGGAGATTGGGATACAGTGATGAACAGGCGCAGAAAGCCGCTGAAGCGCAGTACAGTGGTGATACTGACGAGGTTCTCCGAATCCAAATGGCATATCAGGTCGAGCTTGAGAAGAAAATCAAAGCAGAGCTTATGAGATCGATGCCTGCTCCGCTGACCGGGAATGACGAAGAGGTCCAAATGACCAAAGAGCAGTTCGATAAGTTGTCCTACAGAGAACAGCTTCAGCTCAAGAGAGAGCATCCTACTGCTTACGAAAGACTAGCACATTAAACCGACCCACGGCTGTGTGGGCCGCTAACCTACAAAAACTATAGGAGATTACAAAATGGCTACAGTTTCTACTACCTACGGAACATACCTTGATGACCTGTTTGATCCTCAGGTCATCGGAGACAGAATCAACAAGAAACTTTTCGATGCGATCCGCTTTTCCCCACTCGCTACGAGATATGACAACCTCGAAGGCAGACCGGGTTCCACAATTTCCCTTCCGTACTACAACGCAATTCAGGTCGCTTCTCTCGTGCCGGAAGGAACTGACGTTCCGATCTCCAAGCTGACAGAAGATACCAAAGAAGTCACCATAGCTAAGTATGGAATCGGCATTCAGATCACTGACGAGGCCATCCTCAGTTCTTATGGCGATCCTGTCGGCGAAGGTATCAATCAGATCGTTCAGTCTATTGCGGCGGCTGTTGATAACAACCTGCTTTCCATCATGTCTTCTCAGGCGGCGGCAGGAATGACTACATCTGCGGCGGCTCTTTCCGCTGATGGCATTGCATCTGCACTGACTCTGTTCGGTGAGGATATCGATGGCGAGAAGGTCATCCTCGTAAGTCCTGCCGGATACGAGACAATCCGTAAAGCAAACGGATGGATCCCCGGAACCGAGATTGCCGCATCCATGATTATCAGAGGCACTGTTGGTATGATCCACGGCTGTCAGGTAGTCGTTTCCAACAAGCTGACTACTGCTAACTGCTCTTACATCGTTAAGCCGGGCGCACTGGCTATGTACACCAAGAGAGACACTCTTGTTGAGACAGATCGAGACATCATAAATCGCAGTACTGTGATCGTTGCAGATCGCCACTTTGCGAACTACCTGCTTGATCCTAGCAAGCTCATCAAGATGCCCGGTGCCTGATCGTCCTACTGAAGGAAAATACTGAATGAAGGTTTTTATCGCTATCCCTTGTATGGATACTCTCTCAGCTAAGTTCACTCAATCGCTTGTGAATCTAATCAATGCTCCTCGAAAGTACGACATTGAGGTCGGGTTCCATGTGGGCAGTCTTGTCTACGACAGCAGAAATGCGCTTGCTGAGAGAGCGATAAACTCCAATGCGGAGTACATCTTTTGGCTTGATTCGGATATGACATTCATGCCGAGTACGCTAAACGAGATGTTGCTGACACTTATCAACAACAAGATGGCGATCCTTACAGGGATGTACTTCAGGCGCAGACCACCATTCTCCCCAGTGCTTTACTCAAAATTCAACATCGGTCCGACAGGAGTTGAGTACGAGGAATTTGACGAGATCCCCGAAGGACTTGTTGAAGTCGAAGGCTGTGGTTTCGGGTGCGTCCTCATGAGAAAGGATGTGCTTTGGAATGTGATGATTCAGCAGAATTCAGACGGACTGCTCTTTTCTCCCATGATGGGATGCGGAGAGGATCTGAGCTTCTGCATCAGAGCAAGAGAGTGTGGTTACAAGATTTGGTGTGATCCAACCATTGCGCTTGGTCACGAGATAAGAACCGTCATCACAAGATCAAATCGAGGAACTTTTAATGGGAATGCTACTAAGACACAGGCCTAGCTACATTGGCTATGATAATAAATCGAAACCGACTACGCTTTATGAACAGGCGAAGGAAGATTTTGAATCCAAGAAGAAGGCCGAGAATACGTCCGGCGAAACCGAAAAGCCCAAGGGTCCTAGAGGACGCAGACGTAAAGCAGAATAACACGAAGGGGCATCTATCAAATGGCACTTAGAGACGATGTTATCACTAACGTATCCGGCTATCTAGTTGATACGGATTTGCAGATGATGGGTGTCCTTGCTGATCGAGCCATTGCCGCATTTGCCGAATATCGAAACTATCCGAGTCATTGGACAGACGAGATGGTACTTGCGGATGAGACTAAGCACATAAGTTGCATTTGTGACCTCGCATTGTATGAGTGTATTCAGCAAGGGGCAGAATTCCAGTCGATGCACATCGAATCAGGACTGTACCGCATGTGGCGATCAAAAGGATCTGTTTACACTGACCATCGAGTAGTCCCATTTGCATCTTTGTAGTAGGTGCATGTCACAGGCTCCCTCCGACTGTGATGTAGGGAGTGTCCTAGTGGGTGGCAAGGGCAAGGACACATTTTATTTTGTGAGGGAAACATGGTATGAGGAATCTAATCAGACAGACTCAGGAGCTACTTCTCTGTCAAGAC